GCGGTGGCACCTGCACCAGTAACACTCCAAACACCTCCAGCGCCTTCCTTGAGTAGCAGACAATAAACCGCCTGTACCCGCAGCAGATGCAGAAGCTCCACCGGCTCCGCCAAACAGGCCGCCTAGACCACTCAGGAGGCTTCCTCCGCCTCCCATAAGGCGCATGGCACCCATGACACCTCCAGCTACTCCAAAGGCGCTCCCGAAGCCACCTAGAGCGTTTGAGATAGGCGCTGACCAACCTGCCCCAGTACCAATAGCTTTATCCAGACCGGTATCTTTCAAGAAACTGGTAAGGGCATTACTAAACTTATTCACAACTTGAGTAGCGTTATCGAACGCGGGAGCAAGACTATCAAGAATATCATTCTGTCTTGTAAGCTTGGTGGAATTAAGATTACGTTGATTCTCAAACATGGAACTTCCCATGCCTGTAGTTTTAGCTAATTGATTTATGGCACTTTTATTTCCGCCAGAAGCTTGCTGCATAAGGGTGCTGTATTGGGTGGCAGACATGCCTTTGTTCTCAGCAGCCACCTGCCCCTGTAAGTAGTTCTGGTACTCCTGAGTAGTTTGCTGATTCCATCCAAGTGCTTGACCGAAATACTGAAGGTTTACAGCAAGAGATCCACCTTGAGATATAGCAGCATTGAATTGCTTATTCGTAATCTGTTGGTTGCCAAAAGTTCTCTGCATAATAGACTGAGCAATATTGCTCATAGAATTCTTTTGTCCACCAGCCAGGATAGGGCTAGCCAAGCCTAAAGCAGGTGCAACCATCACAGAGCGAGCAGCATATGTTTGCTGAGCTGCTGTTGCTGCTCCGCCTGCACCCAAGGTAGGACTAGCGTAACCAAAAGAATTGGCTTGGCTCATACCAGATACAAAAGCCGGGTTAGCTTTTCCATTGAACTGAGAATTTCCAAAAGTATATTGGTTTATATAAGCACCCTGAGCAGCGTCTGTTGCATTAAGAGCTACGTAGTTATTATTGAATGCTAGATCTCGGGCTTTCTCTGCTGCTCCACGATATCCGCCACTGAATCCTCCAGCAATAGCTGACTGAGTTCCGTAGAAATCCATCTGCATATTGGTAGACATATTCTTATTAGCATACTGAGTAAGCCCAGATACTACTGCGGCGCCTGCGGCTAGACCAGAAGAAAGTCTAGAACCGCTACCCGTACTTCCAAAGGATCCTCCACCACCATTAGGACTTCTTCCTCCAAGAGTTCCTGTTCCTCCCGGACCGTTGGTGAATATACTTCCACCGCCATTAGAAGAATAAGAAGATCTGTTAGATCCTGAATTCCATTGGGTTCCCATATTACTTCCGCCAGATCCGGAAGCTCTATTATAAGAACCTGTCATATTATTGAATCCGGTAGATAGTTTACTTATACTGGAATCCAGTCTATTTACTTGGGACGACAAAGAATCAACCGCCTGTTGTAGACCGTTGGTCCCAATCAGGCGGCTGGCTCCGATGTTATTTTCCTCAGCCACTTGAGATCTCCTAAGCTAGTTTGTTACTTTCATTATATTACCTATACGGCATTCCTCCGAAAGTAACTCCTTGCCCTACGGATCTCACGGTGACTTGAGTAGAGTTATTAAGTTGATGCATTTTTTCATATTCCTGCTGTAACTTATGCACATATCTGCTAACCCAATGTCTACGTTCTCTATAGGTAAGCTTTCGTGATTCAGATACAGACCAAGCAAATGCTTCTACTAACTGTTCGTAATCTTTATAAAGGGCTTGATAATTAGAGTTCCCGAAACAGAATGCCCACATTCAGTGGGACAGGAACCTCGCCCTCACAAGTAGCGCATTGTGCGACTACTTGATCGTATCTAGGTCCTGGTTGATTATCATAGATGTAATCTTGTAATGTTTTACGATCTGATACACCTAACTTCTTTACGTCTCCCAGACCCTTGGAAAGAATCTCTGTACCATCCGCGTTTATAAAGGAGATAACACAGGCGGCAAGACTTAGACTATTCATTTCTGGTATAGATAATTGCTTCTTAAATATTTCAGTCTGAGTAGCTCCAATAGGGAATTGAACTCGGGCCTTACGTCCCTTTCGTAGTTCCACGATAAAGTCACGAATTTCAGGATCTTCTGCATTCTTTACAGGAATATCCTTAAGATTCATAGTAAGATCATTAGACTCTCCGCATACAGGACAATCAACATTAAAGATCTCAAATTCATCTCCAAATGTGGCTCTGCGAATTCCCAGCATAAGCATATCCAAATCACCTTGGATCATGGATTCTAGCAAAGCAGAAGTAGCAGGCTTATCTCCAATAGATAAAGTCCCACACTGTAATAACGTACTTACATACTTTGCAGGATTGCTAGAAGTTCGTGCCTTGGCTAGAAGTTCTTCATGCTCTCCTGTCAATTCCTGAATTTCTGCTTCTTGAATTACCACGCCATCTATCAGTAGGCCAGCAGGTAGCTTTACAAAAGTATCAGGCAGATCATCAATGACAGGGGCAGGATTGAGAGAATTAAGAACCTTCTTTGTTAATTCATTCAAATTGTCAGGGGCAGCCGCATTGACTACCTGCCCTTTATCGTCATCAAAACTCAGTGAATAATCAGGCTGCTGGTATTCCATAAAATCTCCAGATATTGATACGGATAATTATTGATTAAAAGCTTACACCATTTAGTCCTATAGAGCTAGCGAGCTTCATGTCAAAGCCTTCATGAGCTAGAGATAGCTGCTGCATAAGAACCGCATTGGCTCCAGCATCTAAATCGGAGAACGCGATACTTGTTGGCCATGCGTTATAAATACGATAGATGGCTTTGACAGGTACCTGTGGTGTCGTTACTGGATGATCAAGAACCATTACATCAATAGTTGCACGGAAATCCTGGCCAGGAGAACCTGTACCAGTTCCCTGCATAACGGTGAAGAGTTCCTTCATCCATTGCCACATAGGGCCCGAACCTACAGCAACACCCTGACTTAACGTGATAGGTGCAAAATCTGACTGGCCAGGCATTTTCTGGGTAGTTGTGTTCATTCCACCCTCACGGTATGGAATCACCTCAGTTGTGATGTTAAGACCTGAAACGGTCATGAATCCCATTGTGGCAAAACCACGAATATGAGGATGCATGATATTTACATTAAACTTGAAATTTCTTAGAGGGTCCGTAGCAAGGTGAGCAATAGAAGGAGTCGCCTTAGCAATCGGAGCGGCAATTGAAGTAGCCATTTAGTTAATCTCCTTAGGCTGTAGTTGTAGTAGAAGCAGCCATCTGGTTGATATCGATTACTACGAACTCAGCAGGGCTATTAAGAGCTAGACCAACCTGTACGTGAACCTCTCCAGCGGCAATGGAAGTTGGTGTGTTATTACCAGAGTCACACTCTACAAAGTAAGCTTGCTCGGCTGTATCTCCTTGCAGAACCCCTTGCTGCCAAATTCCCTGTAGGTACTGACTTACTACTGCACTAAGTGTAGCCCACAATGTTGGATTGTTATTCTCGAATACTGCAAACTGAGTAAGCCCTGTAAGGGTGAATTGAACATTCATCAGCGTACGTTCAATAGAGACATAACGACTAGGCAAGTTAGTAAGAAGTGTTCTGGCACCCATTACGCAGAATCCATAAGAAGAAACATTACGGATAACATTCACACCATTAGAGTTAAGAGTATCCAGATTACTATTCTGGAAAGCTAACTCTGTTCCCGCTACTCGTTGTAGAGGAATAGTTACCCCAGCAGGAGACTTCTGTACACCGTACAAACCGTCTGTCTGAGAGTACAGACCTAGTACAGCTCCTCCTGGCGGAAGAACTCTTGTGGCTCCCGGAGTAGCAGAGATAGGATCTGGTACTTGTACCCAAGGACCATATAGAGATACCGCAGCGGAAGGCGTAATCTGTGAGTTGCCTAATACCATAGCTAAGTATTCATTTACTGTAGCTGCTTCATTTGGAGTAACACCATCGGCTCCTATAAGAGCTCTTGGAACATCTACGACTGTAAAGATATTTGGCTGTGCCTCAGTCCAGGCAAGAATAGGATTAAGAATTGTAGTATCAGTAACGGCAGGTAGATTTAGATCTAGATTTCCCTGAATTGTAGAAAGTGTCTGTGTAGCAGTAAGAAGACTTGGTGTAGCTGAACCATCAGAACCGCTAGCAAGAGCAATGGGACTTTGTGTCTTTGGAGTAATAGCAGTATTCCATGTAGTGTATGCGCCCAAATCCACAGCTTGAATATACTTTGAACCCAGCAATGTGGAGTTAAGCATAGACACTGCGTAACGTTGATCTGTGCGATTCATTGTTATATCTAAGAATCGTTCAACGATATTAGAATCGGCAGTTCCGCCGTAACGAACTGTTAGATTAAATCTACCATTACCCGTTACGCTATCTGTGATATCTATATAAACACTGTTACCCCAGACACCTACAGACACACAACTAATTTTTAAGATAGGTACCGCTGTACCAGTTGTGTTGTATAAAGGAATGCTAGTCATTGGTGTAAAACTACCATCATCCGTAAAGGTAACAGTAGATTGGCCAGACACAGCACTTAGTAATAGGGGAGTAGCTAGTACACCGCCAGTTGTCAAGTTACGACGATAGATTTTATAACCCGTAGCAGCGGTAACGGCAGTCCAACCAACGGTTACATGGTTAGAACTTGTCAGTACTTGGTTGGCGACCGCTGTTGCTGGTACTCCACCGTTTGTTTCCCCGCTGGCATTTACCGCAGTTACTGTGTACTCATATGTGTAGGAAGGAGTTACAGTACCCGCAGGAGTAGCTGAAACGCCTGTGGGAGGAAGAATACCTCCAGTACCTACTTCACGGTCATTGAGCGTCTGTGTGGCTGTCACAGCATCTGATGCGGCTGCTCTTACTACATAACACTGATTACCGTTGTTATTGAAATACTGCCAAACAGCAAAAGGTAAATAGTTTGCGGCTGTGCCGAAACCACCATAGATGTTTAAGAAGTCATTCCAACTTTTAATAAGGGTTGGCTGTGTTGGTCCCTGAGTATGGACACCTACAAAAGCAGCCGTTGACTGTCCAGGATTTACTGTTCCTGTAGACAGCGGAGTCAAGGATGTATTTACATATACACCAGGACGCTGATAAGTTATTAAT